GCCATATTTGTAAGTGTTTGTTAGCTGTAGTACGGGTAAATGTCTAAGTCCCAAGCCGCAAAAGTCCAAGTCTGCGTTTGCTCGACTTGATTGGTTTTTGCAATCAACGATGTAGATTGGTTCATTTGCAACCATCCCCACTGGGTGCCGGGAATTGGCTGTAGGAGCGGGTTTATTGGCGGTCGCGGCATTAACTGCTGCACCGCCGCAGGAAACTGGTAATCGAACGCTAGGCGCGCGCCGGAATAGATTGGCGGCATTGCGTCGGGAATTTGCGGCAAGCCATTGTTTCCGCTAAACGATCCAACTTTAGAAAGTGAAACTCGACTGATAGGGAAAGATTCCTGACCTCTTGCAAGCTTTGCCCAAATTTTTTGAGCCAATGGAAAATTCTGGTCTCCAAGTACTTTCTGTCCGTTTTTGACAGCGTTTTCAATGTCGTAGCGGTATTGAGAAATACTTACATACTTCATTGCTTCAGCCATTACGGCTGGAAGCGAAAACAAACTCATTTCAATGTAATCGGTTTTAAATTCATACCGAAACGAACCTTGTTCTAATCCAATGCCTACGATATAGGCGTTTTCAATTGGGTCAAGAGGGTTAGACGTTGGTCCATTAAAAATGACCGTTGCCGAAGCATAAGGCCCAGACTCATCAATTGAAACTTTGCAGCCAGCATTTAGCCAATGAAAAGACTGAATGCGCAACGCATCTTTGCTGCCGCGATAGACATAGGTCCAAACGGCTCCGGTTCCAGATCCAGAATTTTCAAATTTTCTTGAAACCGGAATGTAGTCAAAGGTGTCTGGATTTGGCCCGTTTGGGGTAAAAATGATGTTTGCCATTATTCGCCTCGTATTGCGTTGGCTGTTCTATCCGTATTTGTCGCTATTCGTTCAAGTTTGTCAACTTGGGTTCGAAGCGTATCAATAACTTTTTGTTGGGAGGATTGATAGCCGCTAAAACCGCCAATTCTAGCCAACGAATCTCCTCCAGCACCCATAAACGTAGTGTTTACAGCTTTGCTTAGATCGGCTAAACGATTTTGTTCGGCTATGTTGGTTTTACCGCTAAAACCTTCCATTGAAAACTTTGACTTTGCTTCCTCAGATTTTTTACGAGAGGCTTGTTTGGCAGCCAACGCTACATCTTGCTCGTTAAGTGAAGCCATGTACGCTTGTCCTGTTTGGCTAAAAAGATGTTTGATGTTGCCAGTAAATGTGGTTCCGCCAATAAGTTGCCTACCCCGCGCAACCATTATAATAAAGGTTTGAATAGAAGCTCCCATTGCCTCAAACCACCTAGCAAGTGGCTGGACAATATTAGCCATTAAACTTCCTGCACCCGCCACCATTGTTTGATTCATTAACTCAACGCGATCATTTGCTTCGTCAAGCGCAGATACAACTTCGTTAGTCATTACTAGTCCAAGTTGATGAGCTTGTTCTGTTGCGATGGCTAGTCCACTAGCCATTGCTGGAATTAGTGCGTCGGACCCTCGGCCAGCAAGCTCCTTGAATGCTGCAACCAATTGTTGAGGATTAGCGTCTCCCTCAAACGATCTTGCCATTTTTGCAAAAAGATCCTCAAGTTTTGCTGATTTTATTTCCTCTGCGGAAATCCCCAACCGCTCAAAACTTTCTATTATTCCTGAATCACCTGATAGTGCTTTAGAACGAGCAACAGAAATTTGTTGCAATGCAGCGGCCATGTCGTCTAGCGAAGAACCACTTGTTTCAGCGGCGTACTTCATTTCCTGAAGAAATTCAACCGAAACTCCAAGCTGGTCCGAAAGGTCAGTAAGTTTTCCGCCTAAGTCTAAAGCCGCTTTTCCAAATGAGGCTAACTTATCAACAGCAAATACTGATGCAAATGCTGAGGCTGCGTCGCTTTTAAAGCTCTTGGACATCTGCTTTCCAAGGCTTTCAGCCTTTTTGACACCAATGTTAAGATCCGTTAGGTCAACGCCAATCTTTGCTAGAATTGAAAAAATTCCCATGGTTAGTTTCAGTTACTGCTTTGAGCGTATTCCCAAAGTGCTTCTTGTTCCTCTGACCAAAGTTCTACTTGCCCGTGCATTTCAGCGTGGGCAAGGACAAGCCGCTCCGCATCTATAACTGCCATTCTAAGCGCGGTTTCTTCGCGAAAGCCAAGATCCATCAATGAGATTAAAATTCGCTCAGGCCAAGGCATTGACAACTTTTTAGACTTTTTTGCTCCATCGTGAATAATTTCTGGCGCGTTGGACTGAGATGAAATCCATTTTTCAAACTTCAATTTTTCAACCAACAGATTCATTCGGCGCAACCTAAACGACCAAAGTTTAAACAAAAGCCATCGAAACCTTGAGGTAATCATTCGTTCCGCTTGAGACGGGTCTTCCGCACAAATCGCGACGGCTTCAATCAAGTCGGGCAAGGTGATAGAGCCGCCAAAAATCACAGGAGATTCCAGCCTGTGCAAAGCTAGGGCATGGCCCACGCAAAAAGTTTTAAGGCAAACCCCAAGAACTTTCGGTGGACCTTTATGACCTAAACTTAAAATTGAATTTAAAACGCTCAAGTTCCAAGAGCAGTCGCGGTACCAGTTGCGGTAATTCCAGTGTAGCGTTTAAGCGTAATTGTGCCAGTCGCTTTACCGGTGTTGGTTGTCTTGATCGAACCTCCACCAGCGTAAATCCAGCGATTATTTGTATCAGCGTTGAGAGCGTCTGCGTAGCCACCAGCAACAATAACGGGCGCACCAGTAATTACGCACGTTCCATTAGCATCGGGAAGTTGAGCGGTTAATTTTGCAAGAGCAACGCTTGTGGCACTTGCTGGAACAAAATTTACGGTAAGCGTTAATCGGTTGTTGTATGCAACGTGACCAACGACTTCGCCAGTGGAATCCTTAATTTCTTCGGTGTCACATTCATGAGATAAATCGTACGACTCCATATCTGGAGAAACGTATCCAGTCATAACTGCTGCGCCATTTGTGGATAGATAAAGGGCAAGCGTAGCCGGTGATCCGTAAATGTATTTTTTGCCTTGGACGTTAGCCATGTAAGTTGTTTGTTAAGTTGTTGCGGACGCAAAAAGTGTAAATGTTCTTGAAAAAACCCTAGAGCGATCTTGAATGTCAGTCGACCCAAAATCTGTTGGAAACGCAAATTGGGCCGTAAATGGACCGTTTTCGTTAGACTGACCTACGCTCAAAATCAACGAACCATTTTCAACGAACAAATCTTGCAGGGCTGAATCAAAAATTTCGACGATTTTGAGAACTGAACTTTCTCCTGTGTCGTCTGCGGAGAGTTGCAAGTCAACTCTAACTTCCATTTCGCAGGTTGTATCCGTAGGCATTACCGGCGTAGATCGCGTCACGTTAACGACAATGCGTGGATAAGACGGCATGGAATCCTCTAAGTCAGGATCTGAATTTGCCCCGTGACCAAAGCTTGTAAGGCACGTCGGTGTTCCGATTGGTGAATCGGACCAATCTAGAGCAGCAAGCCAATCAGCAATGGCGCGTTCAGTTCTTAGGGAAACAGCGTTCATTCGTTCACCTGAAATCCATTTTGCACCAATTCTTTGTTAGCCGCATCTACCAGCAATCCCATGCAGTGCTTTTCCATTTCCAAAGTTTCGTCCGCAAGTGAACGGGTAAAAGCAGGGTTCAACACTGAGTAAACGCTACCACCTATCACAGGGACGCTTGCCCCAGAAATTTCAACGGACGCTACTGGCGAGTAACCTTCCTGCGCCCTGCTTGAAATAGCTTTCACCTGACTCGCGCGGTAAATCGCAACCGATTCCTGCTTTGCGTTGTATTCTGCCGAAAGGGCAATTGCTGCTTTGTTTGCGCTGTTGTACTTGCCGGTCTTAAGGCTCTTTGTTCCAAATTGTTTAAACCCTTGAAACCTTCTAATTCCTCGGACAGTCATTGCCCTGAGGTATCCAACGCCACCAATTGTTCGGCTTAAAACCTTTTTTGCGGCCATCCGCATTTTTTCGCCGTACAATCCCGGTCTTCGTTTTGAGTTAACAATCGCGTAGATTCTTTCGACTTCTCTGCCTTTTGATCCCTTGACTGACACCTTTTGGTACAATGCCGCGCGGAATTGTTTTCGTTTTTCAACCGGAGACTGAGGCGACAAAATCAAATACACCCGCACAAGCAGGTAAAACATCCTTGAGTTGCAAGCAGCGGGAAAGCTTCGTGATGTAGAAGCGAGGTATTTTCTCCAAGCCAACTGAAAACGCGATGTATCAAATGTGATGGTTGGAGTCATTTGGTTTTTGCGGCTAGGTCTAGAATGTAAAACCCTCCACTTGCATCTCGTTTTGCAGACACAATCCGCATCTGGCGACCATCGTAAGTAAGGAGCCTTCCCACCACCGGAATCATCTTCCCGAAATTCAGCAGCAAGCGGTCAGTGTTCTCTTGGAGCAGCAAACTGCCGCTCTCCTGCAAGAGCCGGTCAACATTTGCTCCTACATCACAAGACCAGACCGCAGCGTCAACAGTCACTAGCGTGGAGTCAGCCAACCGCCAGTCGGAGAACTTAACCAACACTCTCGCTTGTACGTTGTCCTGAAACCCACCGGAGATAACCGAGTTAGCGTCAGTAATCGCAGCAGGAAGACAGCGCACCAGCACTCCCTGCCAAAGAAACGACGGGTTTCCCATCGCGCTCTGTAGCACAGACATCCCCAACTGGAGACTGGTTGCGATCAGATTCACGAAGTGAAGTAAGTGCCACTGACAATGAGTCGGGAGGTTGCTTGTAGGTGACCAGCAAGACTGTTTGCGTCTCCATTCTCAAAATGCGAAAGCTCGCAATAGCTAGTGCCATTGATAGCTCTAGCGATCACAGCGGTCTTAGCTTGATTGGTCCCGTTATCAAGCCAGACAGAAAACGCTGCTTCGTACAAAACCGGATCAGGAAGAGTCAATCGAAGGTTGCCGGTAGCACTACCAGTAACGGAATTGATCGTCAGATCAACAGTAAACGTGCTGACAAAACCAATAGAAGTATGGCGAGCCGTGTTAGTAGTAAACGCAAACGTGCGACCACCACCGGAATCTGTGAGATCGGGAGTCCACGCTGTTGGAGAAACCAACGGGAGCGCACTATACAACTCCGTAAAGTTGTCATTAGCTTTGATCCAACTCCCGCGCAACGTATCACCGTTGTTGTCGTTTGCGGTTGATCCGACATTGATAACTTGTTGTGACATATCAGTCTTTCGGCAATGCGTACCAACCTTCGGGAAGCGTTATGCGGTTGCTGGAGCGAACGGAAACGCCGTCTGCTCCTTTGACCCATACTTTGGCTTTAACGCTCTCAGCAAGCCTCACCGGCTCACCGTGAGGCACCATAACCACGCGAGACCCACAGCCGCAACTAGCGATTAGAGTCAGCAATACGATCCAGCAACTTCTTTTTGAGGTCTGGATCTCGTTTTGCGTCTTCAACGGTAGGTGAAGTTTGAACAAAACCAGTCAACCACTTGAGCAGAGCGGTTACGATCTGTTCGATAAAATTCACTCGGGCTTTTTGTCAGCGTCTTTGGCAGCGATCAAACCAAAGCCAATGGTCACAGCCGCAATGGTCGCAGCAAAATCAATGTTGGTAGTGGGGTCACCATCGAACAGAGATTTTAAAGCACCGCCAGCGGCAACCATGATTGCGCCAACACCAGCAAGAGTAGTTTTCCAGTTCATTTTTTAAAGGTTTTATACAGACCGATTGATGCTGCGATAAACGCTAAAACAGCGGCTCCAAGCTGGAACCACTGAGTTAGTTGAGGAAGGAATGAGACCGCACCAGCAGCGGCAGCGGTCGCTAGAGAAATACCAACTCCGCTGCTGTTGTTAGTGTCGGTTTGCATTACTCGGTAGGCTGAACGGCTTCAACCACCGGATTCGCCGCTTTGTAAGC